CGGCCGTTTTTTCCATGAAAACCGGCTTTGTATCCGCCGCAGGCATAGCCGGCATTGGATATTTTGTTAAAAAATCCCTAGACGCTACCGATGAAATGGCTAAGATGAGCCGTGCCATCGGTGTGTCCGTTGAAAATCTGCAACGCCTCAGACACGCAGCATCATTGGGCGGATTAGAAGCCACTCAGCTTGATAAGGCCGTTCAAAAGTTATCTGTCAATATGGCGGACATGTCAAAAGGCATTGGCCTGGCCAAAGATGTATTCGACAAATACAATATCAGCGTAACTAATTCAGACGGCACATTGCGTGATACGGTGGATGTGATGGCAGATGTTGCCGATGTAACTGCCGGACTGACCAATAAAACCGAAAAAGCCGATCTAGCTTATAAACTTTTTGGCGCACGCGGTGGCAAGATGATCAACGTGCTAGAGGGTGGATCGGTGGCCATGCGTGAGGCGATGATGGAAGCCGATAAACTCGGCTTGGTTATCACTGAAAAAACCGCCAAAGGTGTTGAAAAGGCTAATGATGCTTTTACTCGACTTGGTAGTTATTTAACATCTTCATTTCATCGAGCCGTGGCCAACCTTGCCCCTCTTATTGAAAAAATAACAAATGGTGTTCGTGAATGGGTTGAAATGAAAATCGACAAAGCCGGCGGTATTGGTGAAGTGGCGCGATCAATGGCAAATATGGTTATTCTTGCCACAGTATCAATTGTAAAAGCTATTCAAAATGTTGGAAATGCAATTTTTAACCTAGGCAGACAATTTGAACAGTTGCCATTTATGGGTGCAAAATCCACTAAAAAACTTAAAAAAGAAATTGGCGATTTAGAGGGGTATATTTTATCCACTAAAAGTCGTATTGCCGATGGTGGTATTGCCGGTATTTTTGGCATGGATGAATCAACATTAGAAAGCCAATTAAAAAAATTAGGCGAATTAAAAGAGCAGTTAAAAAACTCTAAAAATACTTTTACTAATATTGAGGAAATAGATTTATCACATATTGTGTCATCTTTGGAATCAATGTTACTGCCAGTGCAGCAAACAACTGAGGCGGCAGATAAATTAAAAGACAGTTTAAATCTTGGGGGTGATGAGGATGGCCTATCAAGTATGAAAACCGGTCTTGAAGAATTTAAAGAAACCTTTAATACGGCATTTTCAACAATGGAGGATAAAGGTAAAAGTGCTTGGCAAAATATTGGATCAAGCATGGCATCTATATTTGGCAACGGTGGCACGCTATCCACCTCACTGGGTAAATCAACTGCCGATTTAATAGTGTACGGCAACAAGGGTGATATGACCTTTAAAAAACTCGGCCAATCTATCATGGCCAGTGTGGTTGGATCATTGGTGCAATCGGGTGTGCAAATGGCTATTAATGCCATTAAAGAAAAAATGTTCGGCGCGCAATCAGTTGCCACGGCAGTAGGTGTTGAAACCGCTAAAACGGGCGCATACGTGGCCGGACAAACTGCCAGAACCTCTGCATCAGTCACCGCGGCAGCGGTAGAAACTGCGGCCTGGACACCAGCGGCTCTTATGTCATCTTTGGCATCATTTGGTGCAAACGCAGTGATGGCGATTGCCGGCATTATGGCGGTATCAGCACTGATGAAATCTTTTGATGGTGGTGGCTTTACCGGTGGCGGTGCAAGATCTGGTGGTGTTGATGGTAAAGGTGGTTTTATGGCGGTAATGCATCCAAATGAAACGGTGATCGATCACACCAAAGGCCAATCAACCGGTGGCCAAACCGTTGTTGTTAATTATTCACCACAAGTCAATGCGCTTGATCCGAGAAGCGCGCAAAATGTTATAGCTGAAAACGCACCAACAATCGTGGCCGTTATTCGCCAAGCGTTTAATCGCAACGGCCAGGCGGTGGCAATATGAGTGGATCATACCCAATAACGCCAGTGGCGAACGGCATACAAATTACCGGTATTAGTCCAACACTTACCAGTCTTACTCATAGCTTAAAACGCCAGGCGAGATCACGCGGTGGGCAAAGGTGGCTGATTGATCTAAGCTATCCATTAATGGATCGGGCTGAATTTTCCCCATTATGGGCATTTGCTAACGCGCAAAAAGGCCAATACGGCACATTTACCTTTCAGCCACCGATCTATAAAGACACCTCCGGCACCGCCACCGGCACATTACTTGTAAATGGTGGCGATAGTGCTGGTGATTCGTCTATTGCCTGCGATGGTTTAACGGGTACATTAAAAGCTGGTGATTTTATTAAATTTGCCGGTCACGATAAAGTTTACACATTAACAACAGATGCCACAACAACACTGGCAATTGAGCCGCCATTAATGAGTGCAGTTGTTGATAATGAAACGGTTGTTTATAACGATGTGCCATTTACTATGGCCTTTGCTGACGATAAGCAAATCATGAGCATGGGTACACATAATTTTATTAATTTTGATGTTAAATTGGTTGAGGTTGTTTAATGGATAGGGGGTCAAGTTCAGCATTTCAAACTGAAGTTGTTAAAAGTCAGAATAGACCCGTGCATCTGGTTGAAGTTTACTTCGATGATGAAACCGTTTACATGACTGATGCTTATAAAACTATCACATATAGTGGCAACGATTATCTAGGTGTTGGCCATTTCATGGGCTTTAGTAATATTGAAGAAGCATCGGAGATTATAGTTTCAAGTGTTACATTGTCATTAGGCGGCATTGATCAAGCGTGGGTAAGTCGTGTATTAAACAAAGCATATATTGACCGAGTTGTAAAGATATATACAGCGTTTTTGGATGACGCTCAAGCGTTAGTGATTGACCCGGTATTAATCTTTGATGGCCGCATGGACACGCCAACAATCAGCGAGGATCCGGATTCGGGCAAATCATCAGTTAGTGTTAGTGCCACAAATGCGTGGGTAGACTTTAGCCGTAAGACTGGCAGACATACAAACCATGAAGAACAGCAAATACATTTCCCAGGGGATAAAGGTTTTGAATTCGCCTCTGAAATCGTTAGAGATCTAACATGGGGCAGGGGATGAACCCAAAATCAGAGATAGCATTGCACGAATACGTTCAACAACAGATTGGCAAACCTTTTGAGTTTGGCGTTAATGATTGCCCACTATTTGTAGCGGGTGCGATTGACGCTATGTATAAAACAGAACTAAGAGATGAATTTGTTGGAAAATGGAAATCACAAAAGACTGCTTGGAAGTACGCAAAAAAGAATGGTGATATCTCTGAACAATTAAAAAAACGTGGTTGTGTTAATGTGGAATTAAGCCACATACAAACTGGCGATATAATTGTTATGGAGCAAAGATTGGCACACGAGAAATACTGGCGTTCAGTGGCTGTATGTTTAGGCTCAACCGTTGCAATTGTTAGAGATGATGTGGGTGTTGATGTTATAAAGTTAAGTGGCGTGCCAAACATGACCGAGGTGCTAAGATGGCAATAACCGGCGCAATTATTGCAGGCGGCGCAGCGGCTTATGTTGGATTAAGTGCAGTAGCTATAATTGGTGCTGCGGTAGTTGGTGCTGTGATATTGGATTATGTTGCCGATGCACTTGTGCCAGATGTAGGTAGTTTTAATTCTGTGGGGACAAGCGCCTTGCTCAATAAATCCTCAAATAACGCACCATTACCCATTATCTATGGCAGTCGTAAAGTTGGCGGTACTCGGGTGCTTATGGAAGTTACTGGCGATAATAATGAATATGTACATATGGTTATTGCTATATCAGAAGGCGAGATTGAATCGTTTGAAAATATATATTTGAATGATATTATTTCTACTGATGAACGGTTTGACGATGTATTAAATATTTATAAGCATACTGGTGCTGATAATCAAACAGCCGATACAAATCTTGTTAGTGTTGTAACTAATTGGAGTAGCGATCATAGACTTCAAGGAACAGCCTATTTATATGTTCGACTTGAGTTTGATCAAGATGCTTACCCATCCGGGTTGCCAACTATTACAACAGACATTAAAGGCGTTAAGGTTTATGACCCTCGCACATCAACAACAGCCTGGAGTGATAATCCAGCATTATGTATTAGAGATTATTTAACAAACACCAGGTATGGTCGTGGAATTGAAACATCTCTAATAGATGATGCAACCTTTAATGCTGCTGCTAACTATTGTGATGAAAATGTCACCCTCGCAGGGGCTTCAAAGAAAAGATATACTTGTGATGGCATAGTTGATACCTCTACTGGATCAATGGATATTCTGAAGAAATTATTAACGTCTTGTAAAGGGTTTTTAATCTTTAGTGGTGGAAAGTATAAGCTGGTTATAAATAAGCCTGGAACAGCTAATTTTACATTCTCAGAAGATAATATTATTGGCGCTTGGTCAATCCGTTTGGGTGACAAAAATAGTCAATTTAATAGAATTAGGGCGAATTTTTACAATAAAGATAGACAATGGCAACCCGATATAGCTGCTATTGATTCAACAGCATTAAGATCACAAGATAACGGCTTACTACTTGAAAAAACCATCGATCTGCCGTTTACCTCTGATATTGATCGTGCCAAGATGTTAACCACTATCAGCCTTAACCAATCAAGACAGCAGATTGTTTGTGAGTTTACCGCTACTATTGAGGGATTAAAAACCGAGATTGGTGATGTTGTTTATGTTAAACACTCTACCCCAGGGTGGAATTCACTGAATGGTGGGCTAGGTAAAAAATTTAGAGTAATGCGTATTACCTTGCAATACAATGATGAGGTTAGAATTCTTGCTACTGAATATGATGCTAATGCTTATGATTATGGAACTATTCAAGAATCAGATGGTGCGCCAAACACTAATTTGCCGGATGCTACACAAGTTGGACAGCCAAACGGTTTATCAGCAACTGAGGAATTATATGTAACAAACACATCTCAAGGCGCACAAGTTAGAGCAAATCTTTCCTGGGGTCAGCCAACAGATGCTTTTATTGTTAGCTATGATGT